GATGCTGCGCCCCTCTCGCCGGTGGCGGATGCTGCGCCCATCCAGCCGGTGGCGGATGCTGCGCCACTCACGCCGGTGGCAGATGCTGCGCCCCTCTTGCCGGTGGCGGATGCTGCGCCCCTCTCGCCGGTGGCGGATGCTGCGCCACTCTCGCCGGTGGCGTGGTTTTTATTTTCGGCATCCGCTTTATTGATGGCATTGTCAAAATCACACTGCGCTTTTACGTACTCAACTTGCGCCTTGACCAACCCCGGAATACCGATTTCCGCGCTCAATGTCAGCTTCTTACCGACGCGCTTCGTGTCATCGCTGCGCTTCTCGTCGCTGACATCCTCCAAATCCGCCTCGAAATACCGGGAGCCGTCACCGGGCGCGTAATAGCCCAGCACATCCAGCGGCATATCACAGGCATGAAGCCCTTTATTGCACAGTTCAATGTCGCCCTCGACCTCCGCCGTCTTGCCAAGCTCATACTGGAATCCACGGCATTTCATGTCCTTGTCTGTCGCCTTGTAAACCTTCATCGTCTCCACTCCTTTCCGATTTTCCTCCGCATTGCCTGCTCCAAGCTGCGCCACTTCCCGGCCTCTACAATGTTGGTATCCTGCACCGCCTTTGCCACGCGCTCATACTCTGCGTTCCGCTGCGCTTCGTACCTTGCCCACGCCGCGCAGCTCCCGTGGTACCCGACCTCGCGCCGGTCGCACCGCACCCCGCAGGGCGGCACAATCATACTCATTCCCACTTCACCATCGCTTTCACAACATCGACCTGCGCTGTGTGCTCCGGCTCGTCCTCTACCTCCGGCAGCGTCAGGCACCACGCCAGAAACGCCAGCAGCATCGCCCACAGGATCAGCGCCACCGCCCACAGCCGCCTGCACCATCTTCTGGTGCGGCATAGCCGTGAGTATTCCCGCGCCCGCCTGTTCCGCTCTCTCATCGCCCCAGCGCCTCCACGCCCTTGACGATAGCCCAGCTCAGCCACGCCGCGCCGATAAACGCCAGCTCCCATGTAAACCAATTCATGTCGTTTCCTCCTTATGCCTCTGCGTGTCATTACAAATCTTTGCTACTCCCTGCCGTTGCAACACGCTACTTATCTGTTCTGTGCATATCCCCTGCAATTCTAATCAAGGCGTATCCATGCATCGCCTTTGCTTTGCGTAACTTCACATCGCAATTCTCAGCCCTGCCCTTCCATTGCATTGCCATACTTTGCTCTGCACCGCGTCGACTTGCCTTTGCTATGCACAGCCGCGCTTCGGCTCTCCATTCATCGCCGTTGCGGAACTTGGCTATGCCATTCGTAGTATCGCCATTGCGTCACCACGTTAAGCCACGCTATTCTATCCCTTTTCTGTGCACATTACCGCAATTCTCAGCCCTGCCGTTGCCGTGCATACCGATGCGTATCCTCGCTACACCGTTGCTACGCACTACTACTCTTTGCCTTTCCTTCGCGGAGCACGTCTCAGCACTGCATATCTATACCGTTGCGTTACACAATCTCCTCCCAGCGAAATCTGCCCTTGCCGCTGTTGCGCCACTGGCCGATACCGGAGAACCGACCGTAGTCCAGCCACTCCCGCACGACCTTCTCGTGGTCATCGCACAGACACACTACGGTGAACTCGCACGTTGCCCCTGCGGGTATCTGCTCGGACAGTGCAAGGCTCACGCGCTCACCCTGCATCGTCTGCGCCCGCAGCGGGCGGCAACACTCGCCCATCTCGCCGTTAAACAGGATAGGGATAGTACGAGGCTCCACGAAAATCAGTTTGTCGATTTCCTTCTTAAATGCCTTGATGCCGCTGGATTTTGCCTCCTTAACCTTTCGCAGCCCGCCGCAGGTGTCCTTAAAAAAGCCCTTTATCTGGTAGTCGTAGAAGAACGGCGTCCCATCGTCCAGTTTCGGAAAGATGGTCTTACCCTTCTCCACCACGCCATCCACGCCGATGGCAGCAACTTCGTCCTCCATCGTGGCCGCATCCGGGCAATTGCTTGCCACGAATGTACGATAGATGTCAGGATCGCCAGGGCAAGTGCCCAAAACCGGCTCGGTAAACGTCAGCTTTACTTTAATCTCTTTCATTTTTTTCCTCCTGTCGAATGTACTCGACCTCGATAATTTCCATTCCGTTCTGCCGTGCCCATAACATCACGGCAATTTCAGCACATGTCATAATCTCTTGCCTTTCCTCTGCGGTCGTGGTATACTATCCGCAGAACATTTTGGTAGATGTTTCGGAGATGCCTCGTTCGGTGTACCAGCACCGGGCGGGGCTTTTTCTTACCCATTCTCGGCGCGTTTGGCAATAATGCTGTCAATCGCCATTTCGATACGCTTCTTTGCGTCCGGTGGCTTTCGATGCCCATTCAACAGCATACTCACATAAGGGCGGGAAACGCCAAGCTCTGCCGCTACCTCGTCGTATGTGATTTCGTGAACGTGCATCTTGCCGACCAGCTTGCCTGTCCAACTCTCCAGCAAATTTAGCCCTCCTTTGTTTTTTGGTGCGCCGCAGGCGAGAATAGTTGCGGTATTCCCGCCTGCGGCTAAATTTGTGGTTGCAAAAGTTAACAAAGTATGCTACTATGTGCTTGCAGGTGACGTCACGACGTCCCTGCCGGGGCTCCGGTGTCCGTTGCGGGAGCATCGGAGCCTCGTTAACTACCGTACCTTCAAGCAATAAAGTAGCGTTGACACGGATACAATGTATCGGGGTCTGGTTTTTTGTAACGTTTTTCAAGCCACAAGCCCATTATAAACCTAACAAAGTTAACAGTCAAGCCAAATTGTAAAGTTTGTTAAGTTTTGTCGTGTTGCACAAAATGGAGGGCTTATTTTTGTTTTATTCTAACTATGTGAAACTATGCAGCAAAATTAACAAGTCTCCGTCTGCCGTGGGGGAAGAATTGGGTTTTACCAGGGCGTCTGTAACCGGATGGGGGAACGGTGCAACTCCACGGAAATCGTCTCTTATAAAAATTGCCGATTATTTTGGTGTTACCGTCACAGAACTGATGTCCGGAGTAGGTGAACAAGAAAAAGCCCCCGCCACAAAGGGCGAGGGCTCAAAAGAAGCTGCATCAAACTTTATTAAAGCTACAAATGATCGTGCGCCGTTGTTGGCTCTTATCAACGAAGCCACGAAGAAACTACAGGAGCTGGAGTAATGCCTACACTATATCCTACTGATCCGCAAGACTGGCTGCGAACAGAAGCGGAACGGAAAGACAAGGAACAAGAGCGCAAAGAAAAAGCCGACAAGGAACGCCGCGAGAAAACACGGTTTATTATTACAACTGTTCTTTCGGCTGTTGCGGCAATCGCTGCTGTTGCAGGAGTGATAATTCAACTTGCTTGAGCGCAATCAGCGTATCAAGTTTGTCTGTAATTCCCTTTAGGCCAAACACAACATCGTTGATCTGGCCTTTCATGATAATGCTGTTTTCAGCCAGCCTATCAATGTAAATCTCGTAGTCTTTGCTCATAGCACACCTCTTTCTTTTAACGTACTCATAATATCAGCGCAGTCCTCATCGGAAAGCTGGTCGATTTTTCTAAGGGCTATTCTCCGCAACGTTTCAATATCACATTGCGCCAATGCATCTGTTTTTATTATACCCCAGGCGTTGGCATTTGTGCAAGAACTCATTTCTTTCCCCTTTCTTAATTTGACATATTATTTTCTCGGTGTACAACTAAGTTAGTACACTTATAGTTACGCGCAAGCTGTTTGTTGCCCACAAATGGGCAACAAATTAAAAAATATTTCAGGGGGAAGTGTTTATATGTGGGCCTTTGTTAAATAGCCCCGCTGCTCCCGCAACGGACAGCGGGGCTATTCTCGCCGGTGGCCTCCCGGCTTTCCGGCTGCACGTTCACACTAACAAATCAGGGTTTGGCAGGGCAATACCAAATTCGGATAATTACCGTTTGCGGCAAAACAGAATTAGGATTCTCCTGCCCGAAAAAGGAGTAAAAGGGGAAAATGGTAAAAACATTGCAGGATTTGTGCAGGGATGCAAAAGACCGACAGAATTTAACTATACAAGATTTGTCCGACATAACGGACATTTCAGCATCAACCATAAGCAATTTTTTCTCCGCATCATCAAAGGAGCCGAGCGTGTACAAAATGGGTTTAATTTGTGCCGCGCTTGGCGTTTCGATGGATGAATATTTCGGTATTGAAAAAGAAGTGACAACGGAAGATCAATTGACGAAAGCCAATGAACAGCTGAAGCATCAAAAGCAGCTGCATGATGCCGATGTGCAGATAGCCCATCTTGAGGGCAGCATGGAGCAGATGGCAAAAACCATTAACTACCATCGCAAGAAATCGCGGGACACAAAATTTGCTATTTATGGCCTTACGCTTTTGTGCGCCATATTTATGGCTGTTATCGTGGGATATATCTTTTTTGACTACCACATTCCCCATAAGGGGCTTATTCAGGGCGGGCAAGCTGGTGTATTTGCATGGATTGTCTTTTTGCTTCTTGCCGCCGGTATTGGCATTTTTGCCGCTATTTTGATGATGTATTTGCGCTATGCAAAAAAGTATACATTGTCGCCAGATAAGGGAGGAGATGAACAATGAGTGTAGTATTGCGGGCAGCATTATACCCGCGTGTGTCCACAGAAGAACAGAAAAAGTTTGGCCTGTCTATTCACGATCAGCAGAACGACCTCGAAGAATACGCCAAAGCCCACAATATGAAGGTGGTAGGCGTTTTCCAGGATGCCGGGTTTTCCGCCAGAAAGAAGATTGAAAAGCGTCCCGCCATGCTTCAACTGCTGGAAGCCGTAAAGCATGATGAAATAGACATTATTCTTGTCACAAAGCTGGACCGGTGGTTTCGCAACATCGGCGAGTATTACAAAGTGCAGGAAATCCTTGAAGCCCACAACGTGTCATGGAAAACGATTTACGAGGACTACGACACGTCTACAGCTGCAGGCCGGTTGAAGATTAACATTATGCTTTCCGTAGCACAGGACGAAGCTGACCGCGCCAGTGAACGCATAAAAAAAGTGCTTGATGCAAAAAAAGATCGAAATGAGGTTTGCACCGGTCATCTTCCTAAAGGCTATAAAAGAGAGGGTAAGTTTGCGGTTATAGACAAAGAAGCAGAGCCGATAATGCGCAGATTTTTTTCAACCTTCCTTGAAACCGGCGCAATAACAAAGGCGATGGATGCTGTGCCTGAATTAAATCTCAACTATAAAACCGCAAGCGCGATACTGAATAACGCCGCTTATATGGGCAAATGGAACGGCCTAACGCTGCCGCCGTACCTAACACAACAGGAATTTCAAAGGGTACAAGAATTAAGGCGGCGAGTTACAAGAAAATCACCGTATAACCGCATCTATTTATTCTCGGGGCTTACCTTGTGCGGCGAGTGTGGGAGAAGAATGACAGGACACCCTACCACATTAAAAGATGGCACGTGTGTTTACAAATATCTTTGCCAGGGCGCGAAGCAAAGAAGGGGGTGTGACAATGGCTTAGTTGTTCGCGAACAAGACATAGAAAATTATCTCATGTCCTCCATTGATGAACAGATACAGATCAAACTAAAAGCTAAAGCCCAGCACGCGCCCAAAATTAACACCGACGCGCAAATTAAAGCTATACAAAAAAAGCTTACCAAACTGTCTGAGTTGTATATAGATGACATGATCTCAAAGCCAGACTACTCTAAAAAGTACGCAGAGCTGACGGAGCAAGTAGAGGCACTTAAACAGACACAAGTACAAAGCCGCGCTCCGGAAGAAGTCGCGGACTTGTTCGCCCCCGGCTGGCAAGACATTTATAAAAATCTTACCCGCGAGAACAAACGGGCTTTTTGGAAACTCAAAATAAAAGAAATCCGGCTATACAAAGACAGCCGGATTGAATTCGATTTTCTCTAAAAACTTAGTTAGACGTAACCTGACGGTTGCGTCCAACTAAGTACACGGCAATATCCCCCGCCCAAACAGGCGGGGGATTGCTTATCCTCGCATCTTTCGCATCACGTTATCATACATTCGCGCATTTGTTACTTTCAGCGCATCCATCAACTCGTCCACTATGGCCCACGCCTGTTCCGGCGCGCGGGATGATACCGCTTGCATGAAGTCACTGTCACCGTCTACCACATCAGGAGCCGGTGCGCCGGAATACATAGCCGCCGGTGCAGGGTTTCTCTGCCCTTCGTGCTGGTTTTGTATAATGTACAGCGCGGCCAACTTCTCGTAGTTCGGCCAGCTTGACTGTTCCGTTTCCAGTCTGGCTATCCAGGCTTTAAGTTCCTTTTCGTCGATCAAGGGGAACTACCCCCTCTCAGCCCTCCACGGCATCCATGCACCGCTGAATGGCGTTGCGGATAGTATCATCATCCGCATTGTCCAGCATCTCTTGCAGCTGGCGCTTCATGTCATCTTTTGCGCCGTCGCGGCTATAATGGCCGCGCACATAATGGGTGCCACGTCGTGCGTAGGAGCTGCCGCCGCCGTAGCTGTCGCGGGAATACCTGCGCTGAGAATAGTCGCCGTCGCGGGAGTAACGCCGCTGGGAATAGTCGCCGTCACGGCTGTACCCTTCATCTTCCATCAAATCGATCTTGTCGATGTTCTTGATGGTGCTTACCAGCTTATGCGCGATGTCCAGATCCCCAGCGCCCAGCTCTCCTTTGTGGGCGATCTCGTCAAGCTCCTTGCAAAGCATATCGCGCAAATCGTACATTGCTTTCATACTCATGTTAATTCTCCTTTCACGCGATTCTCTCAACCGTCAGGTTCGAGTTGGCGAAGTTGACGGCCTGAGTGCTGGTGTTTTCCATTGCGACCGTCAGGCAGCAGCCCTTCGGCACGCATACCTGTGCGGAAACATAGATATTGAAATAGTTTTCCACGGCAGCAGGCGTCACCGTCGCTGTAGCGCTGGTCAACGCCTCGCCGTTGACGGCCAGCGCGGCGGTGATGGCTCCCACGGTGCCGCCGGTGGGAATGGCGATGTTGCCGCCGTAAGTGACTTTGTACAGCGCTCTGCACTGGTTCGTCAGTCCACGCAGCGTCACCACCCCGGCACCCTCACGGTGTACGATGCACGGCTTGCTGTTGACCGCGGTTTCCGTCAGAGGCACATTCTGCCCTGCGGCCACAGTCACGATATTGGCGTTGGTAAACTCGGCCAAAATAATCACTCCTTTCAAAATACAGCGGCGGAGCTATTGCCCCGCCGCGTTGGTGTCAGTATCAGCACGGGGCTGAACAGTTCGGAAATTCCGAAAAGCTGGTGCTATGCAGTTGTCAGCAGCCGCAGCCGGTTCCGCATCCGCCATAGCCGCTGCCTGCCCAAGGATTACAAGTGATGTAAGCTGGGGTGGGGCAAGGGCGCAGCTGGGAGATCAGGTAGTTGTTCTGCGCAGCCTGAGAAGCGGCAAGGCGTAGCTCCTGATTGGCACTTTCCAGGTCGCGCATCTTGTTCTGCGTCAGGAAGTCAAGGATAGCGCGGCTATTCTGGTTCTGGTTGTCTATGATGTCACGCGCAGCGGTGTTGACCGTGTTGCGAGTATCGCAAGCCTGCGTCGCCATGTCGTACCGCACCTGGGCGATAGCCGCCCGGTTCTCGCAGCAGCACTCCTGGTTCTGCATCTGCATGGCGGTGAGCTGCTGCATGAGCGCCGCCTGCTGGTTGCTGCGGGAAAGCTCGGCCTGTGCAAAGCCGTTTGCCATCGCCATGTTGGTGCCGTTGACAAGCTGCGCTTGCTGGTAAAATCCGTCGCAAAGGCCCTGATTTACGCTGTCGATCTTGCGCTCGACATTGGCAAAATCAGAGGTCAGAACATAACCGTCCATCACGCCGTTGCCGCCGCCACCGAAGCCAAAGCCGTTACCCCAGCCGCCGAACGCGGCGAAAATGAGGAACAGCACGATCCACCACGCGCCATCACCGCCCCAGCCGAAGCCGTTACCGTTGCCGGTGTTGGCAGGAGCCACAGGCATAGTCAGCATGGTGCCGTCAGAGGAAAGAGACATAGTATCACTCCTTTTGAAAAAATATTTATATCAAACCGTGGCCACGATTTTGATTACTTGAAAAGACCCTGAAATTGGTTTGCCATTGATTGTATCTTGTTCAGTTGGTCTTGTGAGATTTTGCCACTTTGCAGCATTTTCTCTACTTCCGCTTTTGGGTCGCCTTTAAAACTTGCCTTGAACTGCTTGAACTGCTGAAATAGCTGGGGAAAGCCGCTCATCGGCCCCGGCATCTGTCCGCCGCCCAGCGCATTGAAAAACGGATTGTTACTCATCGTCATCTTCCTCCTCCACCTTGCGCTTCTTCTTGCCATTTATTTCGCCCACAAGCGCCGCCAGCGCGTCGAACTCCTTACGGGTCACATATTCCGGGGCGGGAGCTTTCTGCGTGTCAGGAGCGCTTGCAAGGCGCTCTACAAGGTCATACGTTTTGAGCGTCGGCTTGCCGCTTGCATCGGCCTGTTTCAAGTAAACTACGGGGGCCGTGCTGTCCCACAGCGCAATAGCAGAGTTGGGCGCAATCAGCCAATTCTCCGCCTCCGGCCTACCAGCTACCCACTGTACGCCGCCCTGCGCCACCGGGTTCTGCATGGGAGGAATTTGCGGTATCTGCGGCGGCATGGTCTGCATCTGCTGCTGCCGAAGCTGGGCAAGGTTGTCCTGCATTGGCTGCGGGTAATAAGGGTTGAAATACGGGTTAAATGCCATAGTTACGCCTCACTTTCTTTTTGCCAGTAATACAAAACAATTTCGTTTTCGCTGTTCCAGCTGTCATAGATCACGCCGTCCTGCACACACACGACGTGCCCGGATAGCGCAAGGATAAACGTCCCCTCCGGGTGTTCATCGGCGAACTTACCGACTGTGTAGCAATCCGGGCAAGTATCCGGCACCATGTACCGCCTGTAGCCTATCCGCCGCAGATACGCACCCCACACGGCGTTTGCGGATGGCATGTCACCTTCCAGATACCCCTCTATTGCCATAGCAAGGTACGTTTCGCCCCACTCTTTTCCGGTGGCTTTTGAAATAGCCCGAACGGTGCAGTCTCCCACATTTTTCCCGTGTGGGTTTTCGTTGAAGTAGCTATACATGCGCCGCCACTATTTCTATCACCCGTACATAGGCTTTCAGCCCCGGGAGGTCATCCTGATACGCCCAAATGATGTCCTCCGCCATCTGCTGTGTAAATCCCAACGACACCAACTTTTCGACCATGCAAGCACCTCCGTTTCTTGCAATAAGCGTAACAAAAAACTGCCCCCGCAAAGGGGCAGTTAAAGGTCAGAAAAAGACCGTTAATTTGCGAAATATTTACTTGTACAATACCGCAGAAACGATATATAATAAAATCAGCCACCCCGGAATACTCCCGGCGGGCATCTTTCCCTTTTTATACGCCCAGTTCACCCCCTACCGGGCGCAAACAAAGAAGCCGCACCTTTTCAGGGGCGGCTTCTTTCTTCGTCTGCAAATTTCTGATACGCTCTCTTGCGGCACCGCTTCACCGTTTCCGGGGAAACATTCAGCAGGAACGCAGTTTCGCAATAGCTCTTCCGCTTTACGTCACATTCAATAACGCACACCGCTTCGTCAGGCGGTAGCTGGGCGCTCATAACATACGCAATAGCCCGCTTTGGTGCCATGCTCTGCAATCTGCGCCGTATCTGCTTGTGGTAGCTGTCCATAACACGGTTATAGCCGTGAGCTTGCGGGACTTTACGCCGGGGAAAGAGGCGGCTTGTCGTAGCTCTTTCCCGCCCAGCAGATTTATTTTACTTCACGATCTCCCACGTGCCGGACGTTCCTGTGCTGTTCATGATCTTCACCAGCAGCTCGCCGGGGGTCATAGGCTCCACCGGCTCCACCGGCTTCGTCTCCTCCACATACGGGATGCCGAAGTATTCGCAAAGCCCCTTCGCCGCGCTCTCGGCGATCTCCTTCATGTGCGTGTGGAACCAGGTGATGTCCTCCAGGTTGTCGTGGAAGGCGTGTTCCTCGTAGAACGCCACAGCGTTAGTCTTTTTCAGCTCGTACAGGTTGCTCCGCGCCACCAGCTTCACCGTGCGCGGGTAAATCTGCTTGCGATACTTCACCATGATATCGCCCAGCTTCTTGCCGTTCTTGGAGTAGGTGTAGTACATGGGATGGCACCCCCGCGCCGTTCCGTTGGCACTGGCATTGGTATGGCTGACGTAATGCACGTCCGCGCCCCACGCGTTGCTTTCCCGCACGTTCTGCTTCATGATGGCGTCGCCGTTGTCGCCGTTCATGGGGGTGCGCCGATAGCCACGCTTTGTCTCGATGCCGCAGCGGTTTAGGATCGGCTCAAGGATGTCGATGTACTCGTTGTTCTCCAGTGCCTCATAACACTGCTGTCCGTCCGGGCGGGGATATACACAGGGGTTTGCCCTGTGCATAGCCGGGGACAGGTAGACCTTCGGGGCGGCCATTTACATAGCCTCCTCGTCGTTGGTAGACTTCATCTGCTTAAACACCTGATTGACGCCCGTTGCGGTCAGTCCGGACATAATGCCCACGGCAACCGCCGTAAAGTAGTCATCGGCGGGGAAATCCGGCATGTGGAATGCCAGCGCCAGCGCACCGATGATGCCGCCGCACACGCCGCAAATGATAGGGATCCACTTGCTGTCCAGCGCCGTGGCCTTCACGATCATGCCGATCAGATAGCAGATGACGATGATAGCGGCAACAGTTGCCACTCCGATAGTGTTGATGTCCATAGTTTTATCCTTTCCGGCTTTACGCCTCTCGCTTGATGGGCAACTTCCTTACTTCCTCCATGACCCTTTTTGCACTGCCGTTGCCGCCCATCTTCTCATACGGCTGGTACAGATAGTCATTGAGGTTTTCGTACTCGTCCTGCGTGACGTACCCTCTCGTCACGTACACCATGCCCAGATGGATGATGCGGTCATGCGCCAGACCCACCAGCATCTTCCGCTCTGCGTTGTTCTTGTCCGCCCGCTTCGATACCAGTGCCCACAAGCCGCTGCTTGTCAGCACCGCGACCGCCAGCGGTACGGCAATCTGCTGTACCCACGGGTCCATTCGCCGCGTTCTCCTCTCAAATTATTTTTGCACCCTCGACACCCTTCGACCGTTTCTAACACGCCTCCTGTGCTATCCTGCTTGCAGAAAGGAGGTGTTTCCATGCCCGAGTATTTCACCCTGTTCAACGCCGTCACCGATGCCATTGCCCAGCTTGAAAAGGCCGTTGCCGCGCTCAAACAGGCACAGATCGATGCCGAGGAAGCCTACATCCGGCGGGGGGAATAATTCTCCCCGCCCCTTATTCTGCGTACACGCTCTCGATCAGCGCACACAGCTCCGTGTACTGCTCGTCTGTGATGCGCCCCACGGCGTAAAACACGTCGCACTTCTGCTGCGCCTCCTCACGGGTCTTGTAAAACCGCTTGTTGATGAGCTTCGTCATAATGTTATACATAGTCGTTCTCCTTTCTTAACCGATAGTGTCCATATCCGCCTGATAGATGGTTTCTACAGCCTCACCCAGTTGCTGTGTCAGGCTGTCTATCTCGTTGTTGGCTTCCTCCAGTGCCGTCAGAACCTCTTTGCCGTCACGGTAGAACTTGCCCTCCGTGTACGTGTCGCCCATGCCCACCGGCCTGTCACCGGTGTACACGGCGGAGGGGAAGAACTGCTCGTTCCGCTTGTCCATTTCGATGATGTTTGTAACAACACCGTTTTCAACCAATGCGTATCTCACTTAATCACGCTCCTTTTGTCAGCGTCACAGTCCCCTCTCCACTTACGATGTCGCCGAAAGAGGTCGTGCCGCCCTCGCTGCCTATCGCCACGTCGTAGGTGCCATCCAGCACCGCCGTGGCGCTCTTGCCGTCTGCTGTGGTCACTGTTGCCGGGGTGGGCTTGTCAAAGGTCGCCTGTCCGCTTTCCAGCAGCACAACGCTCCCGTCGTCCCTCATGCTGTGCCTCGCCGTGTAGCTGACCGGGAAGTACACCGTACCCCCGCTGATGCCCATTGCTATAGGTTTACCTGTGATAGCCATGTCCGCACCTCCTTACGCTTGTTTAGTCGCGTTACTCGCCAGCCATGCCCTAAATTGCTCGGTGAATGCCGTGGCCTGCTCAACCGTGAAACTCCAGTACTTATAGTTCCTGGTCCATGTGTTGGCATTGAAATCGTAAGTGTTGAGATTTCCGGCCGCCGTGCGTAGAAATAGTGCGCGTGTCTCAAAAGAAGCTTGTGTGCAACCAACAAAAGTGGTGTTGTCCGTCGATACCGAGAAATTCTGCGTTTCCGTGAAGTTCTCAAAAGGCCGATAAAGGCGGTCGTGCATTCTCCACGTCCCAGCCAGCTCCGGCAACGGAGCAGCTTCACGGAAACACACGATGCCGGAACCACCAGAACCGCCGATGATGTTAGCTACGCCGCCGACGCCGACCCCACCACCGCCACCGCCACCGGTATTTGCTACACCAGCGCCAGCTGCCTGAGTGCGGTCAGCTCCTGCGCCCCACGCACCATCGCCGCCGCCACCAGCGCCACCCAATGCATAAACAGGGGACTGTGCGGAAATATATGTTCCGCCTCCCCCGCCACCAGCATAAAGTTTGCCAGTTGGTTCGCCAAATTCTTTTGTTGTAAAGCCCTGCCCGCTCGCAGGTAAACCAGTTCCACTTCCTAACCCACCACTTCCACCGTCACTACCGCCCCCGCCCCCAGTACTTTTAGAATACAGACCACATCCACCACCGCTTCCACCGCTTGCACCAACTGTATAGTCTGCGCTAGATGAGCGGTTGAGCTGCACCGAGCCGCCACCTACTACACTAAAGTCGCCAAAAGACGTGCTTCCACTTGTAGGCTTGTCAACCGTTCGAGACGCTTCTGCACCAGCACCGATAGTAACAGGGTACGCTTTGTTGACTGTTGCAGCAAAACTCCTTACAGTTCTTGTGTATCCTCCACCCCCACCTCCAAGTCCAACGACTGTCTGTCGCGCGTCTGAACCACCAGCACCGCCACCACCAACCATAAACACGTCAATGACTTTCGGCTCAAGGAACACCAGCGTTCCGCTGGTCAGCAGCTCTACTACGCCGTCTTTCCGCACCACGTAGTCCCCTGTGTAGGTAAATTTCATCTTCGGCTTACCACCGGCACAAACAGGAGAACCACATATACTTGCCATATAAACCTCCGTTCCCGACCTCCGAAACGGAGGCCGTGTTTATTCTTTGTGTAGCCTTATACACACGATGCCCGAGCCACCGGCAGCACCGATACCTCGTTCTAACCCGATGTGAGAGGTATCTCCTGCGCCACCACCGCTATTTGCAATTTACCGATAATAGCCATCGTTAGCTTACCTCCTTCACGTCGTACACCGTCACCTGAACGTGCAGGTCAGCGGTGGGCTTTTCGCCCACAGCGTAGGCGGTAAATGTCCCGTTGTTGTTGGCGATATAGATAGCGTTGGTGCCGTCGTCCAGCATCTGCTGTATCGCCGTTGCGTCTGCCTGAATGTCCGCCTGACTGGTGGCCGTTCCGCCTGTGATGGTCACACCCTGGGTGTAGGGGCTTGCGCTCCCTGCCCAGCTTGCCGCCGCCAGCGTCAGCGATAGCTTCTTGTCCGTTGCCTTGCCTGCCACGGCGTTGATGGCCTGAGAGGGCGTAGCCGTTGCCGGGTCAAGCCCAAGCGTTTCCGCCACCTCATCCGTCAGCAGCGTGGACTTGTTCAGCGGTGTGCCCTCCGTGGTGGGGTTGTCTTGCCGGGTCATGTCGTACACGTTGTCCTGCCCGGAAACAGGCGTGAGCTTGACGCGGCCAGGATAAAGGGAAATTCTGTCCTGCATATCTGCTCCTTTCCAAAAAAGATGGAGCCGACTACGTTCCCATAGTCGGCTCCTATTGCCCTTTCCCGTGCCCCGATTGGCCGGGAGTAACGTTTATTATTTGATTTCGTTGGAGTACAAGTCTCCCGAGTAAAACCACGACTTGGCTATGTTCTGCACAAGCTGGTCTACCAGTATGAGGATGCTTTCAATGTCGTTGGCCTTTCGATAGTCCAGCGGCATTGTCGGCGCCTTTGGGGTATCAGATGGCACAGGCAGCGCACTGCGTATTTCTGCGATGTCCGCGAGGTACTGGTCAATGTCCGCCTGCGTGGGAATGTCCGTTTCCCCCCACCCTTGCTTTGCCGTCACCGTCACGCTGTAACCATTCGCTTCCAATTCTTCTGCCACATACAGCACAGCTCCCGCAACGCGGTTCAGGTCAGTGTAGTTGTACGACCCCTTGTTGTCGCTCAGGAGAAGCACGTCCGCCGGAGTGCCGCGCCCAGCCTCTATCCGACTAAGCGCGGCTATCACGCCATCCACGTCTGCTTGCGTTCTGTCCGTAATAAGGGACAGCATACCGTAGTTAAGGGTGAACTGGTAACTGGCGCTTGTGCCCGCCGCATTGATAGCCGTCAAAGATACGGCGTACTTTTCATCCGAAGCACGGTCTACCGTGGCTTTCCACGCTTCGCCGTCCAGCGTCCACACGTAATCCTTGCCGTTGACCGAACCGGACACGTAGACGATGGCGGCGGGGAGCGATACGCGAATATCTCTGCTCAAGCTATCACCTCTCACTCAATGGTAACACTAATGACCATCGTCTTACCGGTGTCGACCGGGTTAGGCGTAATGGTCGCCGCCGTGATCTTCGGCACAGAAGTGTCCAGCGTGACCGTACGGGTGACGGAGCTTTCCTTCCCTGCCGCGTCTTTTGCCTTGACGACAATGGTGTTGCTGCCCTTTTTCAGCGTAACCACCTTGGAGAAGGTGCCGCCGGTGCCCACAGGGATCGTCCCCTGATCCGTTCCGTTCAGGGAGATGGTAATGACCACAGGAGAGGACGTTGCATCGTTGGTAGTACCGGCCACAGTGACAGAAGAAGCCGCCGTAATAAGGCCGTCCGCAGGAGATGTTACGTTCAGCGTCGGAGGAACAGTATCCACGGTGTAGGTTGTGGACTTCTCTGTAGCCGCGTTGCCGTCGTGGTCTTTGCAGTTGATGGTCACGGTATGGCTGCCGTCGCTCAGTGCAGCAGGCGGCGTGTAGGTCACGCTGTAGCCATTGGTAATAGCCGTGTGCTTGATGTTCGCCGCCGCTACAGCTGTGCCGTCCTGCTTGACTACCAAGGTGCTGATGTCCACGCCGGAACCGCCGGTTTCATCCGTGATGTTGAATACCACCGGCTGTTTGCTGTTTGCCACATACGCGCCAGCCGTGGGGGACACGATGGTGATGACCGGTGCCACAGTCTCCTTTACCACCAGCTTCAGGCCGTCTACGGTAGATGCGTCCGCGCTGCCCTTTGTGCCCGCTTCGTTTGTTGCTTCGACGGATACGTTGTAGTAGCCGCCTGCCAGATTGTACGATGTTTTCCCCGGAGCGGTAATGGTCGCTTCCCATTTGCCGCTTGCGGAGTTCAGCCTCAAGTCGTATGTCTGGCCGTTGATCGTCGCTTTTACTGTCTTGATTGCCATTTATACCTCCCCGGCGTAAATATCGCCGCAAAAGAAATGATGTGGTTGTGGTACACGTGGGTACGGAGTATGTGGACTTTCGCCCGCGTACAAGTCGCCGCTGTAGTAATAGCTGGGGTACACGATGACGGTTTCCTCTATCACCGTCACCTGTAGCTTTACCTTGCCATTGATGGTCGCCGGGTTCGGCAGCAGTACAGCCGCCGCTATCTTCGGCACCTGTGCTGTATATTCCGCCATCGGTTACACCTCCCCGGAAAACAGGTCGTTGCTGTAATAGAAGTACGGGCTGATGATCCACGCGCCTGTGACTTCCGCGTTGTACACCACCGTGTTGGACAGTTTTATCTCCATCTTGTGAAGATTGCCTGTGGTCAGCAGACCCCACGGCGTGTAAATGCTTACGCAGTCGCCCAGCTTCTCGCCACCGTATACCACGGTCGCCGTGTTCGTGTCACGCAGCGAATAATACTTGTACAGCCGATCCGCCACCGCCTGTCCAATCTCATCAGATACAAGAGTTGCCGCCGTGACTTCCTTTACGTTCTCCCGGTCGGATGCGGTCACGTTGGGGTTGATGGCACTGTACACCGTCCTGGTGTCTTTGTACTTAACCCCATTGATGGTCACGTTGCCGTTGCTGGTCTCTACATAGCTGTGCGCCGTCACATTTACCTTTGTGACCACCGCGCCGGTTGTAACGGAAGATCCGACGAACGTCCGCCCGCGTGGGATAAGAATAGGCTTTGTGGGCTGGTTGAACACCCGCAGTTTGTTCCCGCCGTCTGTTGCCAGACACACGCCCCATGCAAATATGACCTGCTGGATAGCGCTGCGGTTGGTGCCCTTAACGATAACGCCTTTCAGCGTTGTGTCCTCCACATCGCCCGCATACTCAACATCAAAGGGCTTTGCAAGCGTTTCTAAGAGCGTTTTTGCACTCACTCCATCAAGGTATGCACCTCCGCTGAACGGCGTGTATTCAAGCACTCCAAGCGCGTCCTGGCACTCTATCACATACACGTTTGCGGACGTGCGTGACGAGTTGTTAATGTAGTATGTTCCCAAATGCCGGTTGTTGTTCCACACTTCCACCGGCTGTTTCAGCTGGAACAGATAGTCCACGTCTTTCAGGCTGTCCAGCGTCCAGTTCAGCGTGGACACTGGAATCTCTACGGCGGATTCGTTCGCCTGGTTTACGATAGATGCGTTGCGTATCTCGTTCATCCCGAATTTACGCACTACGCCCAACACGATCTCATTAACACGCGCCCGCCGATGGGGGACTACGGTCTTTTTCAGCGTGACCTCCACCTTGTCAAAGCTCTCTACCCTACAATCGCAGAAGTACACCGCGTTGTCAGGCTGGAACGACTGCGCCCGCCGCAGCACCGCGCCCTGATACCACGAAATTTCTACTTCGCTGCAATACTCTCCTGTGTCCTCGTCAAAGGTGAGCTGGATGCCCATACTGGAATACTGCTGTGTAAACGTCATGGTGATTTTGGGCGGGTTGGTAAACTCTCCGCTGTCCCCGGAAACATCCGTAGACCAAAAGCCTACCTTGTCCTCCGCGTACACGCCATCAAAGGTGCCGTCCAGCACCCAGCGGCTCCGTTCCAGCGTGATAATCTTCCCTGGCGCCGCGCCGTGCGGAATTTGGGTGAGGTCTCCTGTGCCGCCGGTGGCGACCACAGTCGCGTCATCCGCTGCGCCGGGGGCTATGTCCTTGTACAGAATAGTCGTTTTCGACATAGGCCACCTCTCAGGGGCGGAGCTGCGCGTCCATCGGGACGAAGTTTACCTCGATCTCGCCCCAATAGTTTACGCCTCCATCGCCCTTCTCCAAGTCCTGCGACGCGCTGGTGTAATACGCTTCATACGCAATGGTTGTCTGACCGTCTGCCGCTTCCAGCATAACGGAGTCATCCACGCTGTGTTTGTACAGGTAGTTCCAGAAATCGTCCAGTCCCTTGTAGTTGTCGCCGCGCCGAAAAACCGTCAGTTTGTGGCCAAGGTATGTACCGATGATGTCACGCACCATGCGGCCCGTCATTACGCGCCCTGCGTTTTCGCCGTCCAGCACGTTAAAGTTTCGATTGTACTTGGAGATCGCCACATCGGCGTCAAAAGAGATGCCGTTCAGTTTGATGTAGTTCATCCCTGCACCTCCGACAGATTAACGCCGATGCGCGTACCCTCCGCCTTGTTCAGCCGGTACACGACCTTGCCCAGCACGTCCTTGTCCAGCACTAACACGGCTTCATTGCTGCCGCCGTAGCCGCTTTCCGCAAGCGCCTGTTTGAACGCCTGCACCATCGTAGCAAGGGGCGTTTCAATGTTCGTCCCGGATTTCTGATCGCCAAGCACTGCCATAAACTCCCGGTTGGGAGGAATAACCGCGCCCTGCGCCAGACGGGGGATTTTAAGCTCGTTTACATGTGAAATATTGATGCCGAAGGATTTACCGCCGATACCCGGTATCCAATCCGGGATTTCAAAGTGTATCTTGTTCAGCTGGTCAATAAGCCAGTTGATACCCTTGATGATAAGGTTTACAGCCGCCTCCAAAACGCCGACAATAGTATTCCAGATACCCCGGAAGATTTCTTTGATACCTTCCCACGCTTTTTTCCAGTCCAGCGTAAACACGCCGGTCAGAAAATCAATAAAGCCACCAAAGATTTGTTTGACGCCATCGATAACATCGCTGACATAGGTTTTCGCCAGTTCAATGATTTCGTGGAACCGTCCGTTTGTCTTTTCGTCCAGCCAGTCCAGCAGACTTGTCAGCCCCAGTTTGAACCAGTCAAAAATGCCAAACACAAAGGTTTTCACGCCGGTAAGCATTTGTATAACCGACTGTTTCATTTTTTCCAAGTCGCCTGTCAGTATGCCGGAAATAAGCCCCAGCGCGCCCTGCACAATGTCCTTGATACCAGTCAACATATCTCCTACCGGAGTTCCGGCAAGGCCGCACTTTTCTATGATGGTGTCTATGATCGCTCCAAAGATATACCCCACAAAGTCCAGCAAATCGGCCAGCAAAATACGGGCGTGGTTTACAAAGTTGATGATGTTGTCCAGCGCCGCGCCCCAATCCCCGGAGAATACGTTGCCGATAAACCCGGTGACATCCTTAAACAGGTTTACAATATCCTGTCCTATTTTCTTGAGCTTGTCCGCAATTTTATCAAGAAATGCAAAATTTGCCGCCGTGCTGAAATCCGGTAGAATAATGCCGGATCCGCCGCCACCTTCGCCGCTTAACTTGTTGATCTCATCAAACGACGCAAGCTGCTTACTGGCAGACTTTGCCGCGCCGCCCACGCCTTTATATGCGTTCTTCTGGTCGTTCAGGGATTTTGCCGCATTGGCGCTTTCTTTTGCCGTTGTTCCAAATAGGGCGGATACAATATTTGCGATAAACGAAACCACCGTAGCCAGTACCTTAACCAGCGCAGTAAACGCCGGGATAATGATCTGCACAAGCGGCTGTGCCAGCGTCAGCAGCGCACCCTTGAGCTGCGCAATAGCGTCTCGTGCTTCGCCGTTTACGGCCACCACGTCCGCCAGCCAATCCCGGATGGCCGCCAACGCACGGGCGATGATGGTAAAGACCAGCGCCCGCTTTGCCAGCATTTTTACGCGCTTTGTGAATGCCTCCATGCCCTGGGATGCTTTGTCTAACCCTTCCTGTATCTTTCCTGCGTTTTTTCCGGTATTGCCAAGCTGCTTACCTAACTCACCGGCCTTTGCTTTCATTCGGTCAAGCTCTGCTTCACCATCGCGGATAGCGGCGTTCTGCTTGTCCAGTTTGTCATTCATGGCGTTCCATTCTTTTTCCATAGACGCTACAGCGGCCTCCTGCTGCTTGATAGCATCACTGGTAAAGAACTCGCCGCCGCCCTTCATCTGCGCCAGCTTGGCCTTTGCTTCGTCAAGCTGTGCGCCTAAGTTGTTAGCTTGGTTAAACAAAGTATCTCGCGCGGATTTCTTGTTGGTGAGCTTTTCCTGCAGCGCTTCTATTTTCTTTTCCAGCGCATTGAGTTCTTTCTGCGCCTGCTTATCGTCAATTTCGGCCTTGATGATAACGGAACCGTCCGCGTTCGCCATACAATCACCTACTTGCTTTTATGGTATTTGTGTGGTATTATAAACAAACCACAAAAAATTTCTTGGAGGGTGGAAGAAAATGGATAAAATGACTAAGTGCAAAACCTGTGGCGCAGATATTGCAAAATCCGCGAAAGTCTGTCCCGCTTGTGGAGCCAAACAGAAAAAACCGGTTGTGCTGATCGTTATAGCTGTGTTTATTGCTATCGGCATTATTGGCACCGCGCTTGGTGGGAATTCCCCAGAAAAGGTGGGGGATACAGACGCAAAAGGCGGAAACGGATCAACTGCTCCGCAGAAAACGGAATTTGCAGTTGGTGACGTTGTCTCCCTTAAAGACATTGAAGTCACATTTGTGTCTTGCACCCAATCAAGCGGAGAAGGTTTTTACACACCAGACAGCGGCAACGTGTTTCTATTTTGCGAATTTGCCATTGAAAACAAATCCAGCAAAGATATTTCCATAAGCTCTATAATGTCCTTTGAAGCATATGTCGATGACTACTCTACAAACATGAGCATGACCGGCACATTAGCCGCAGACAAAGGGCAAATGGACGGCACCGTTGCATCAGGGAAAAAGATGTCCGGCGTAATAGGTTACGAAGTCCCCGCCGATTGGAAAACACTCGAAATCAGGTTTACACCTGATTTTTGGTCTGGCAACGACATTACATTTATTGCAAATCACTGACATTCGCGCAGCCGCCCTCCGGGGCGGCTTTTTTACGTCCAGCCCTTAATGACTTCTTCCTCAGCCTCCGAGTACCGGCGCTTAATGTCGATAGCGTCTCGGTTTCTGCGGTAAAACTCCTTGTCGGCTTTGTCTTTCAGCTTGCCTTTTGCTTTCAGATCGCGTATACGCACGATTTGCGCGAAGTAGCAATCGCCGATTTCACCGTAGTACGAAAGGAACGTCCACCAGTGCAGATACGGCAGCGCCCGCACTTCTTGCCCCGCTATGCGGTTAATTGGAGCGACAAGCAGGCGGAAGTCCTGTTCCCAATCCATCAACTTGGTTGATTTTTTTTGCGCTTCCTCATTCCCGCCGTTGATAAACCAAAAGCACTGTTTTATCGCTTCTTCCATGTGCTCCCCAGGCATCGTGAAAAAACCGGGGTAAAACATTCCCAACACGCCGATGCACTTTTCTTCGCTCGTTAGTTCCACAGCAGACAGCACCGAGAATATGTCCAGTATCACGCGGAAATCCGTTTCTATTGGGTATTCCGTTCCACACACCTCAAGGCTCGTCGGAAGGTCGTACATCATCTGTGGTATTTGGCCGTATACTTTGCAAGCTTCTCACTGTGAAAAGCCTTTTCCCGCTTAATCCCCTCGTCCAACTCGTCCATGATGGCAACCATCAGGTTCATCCACAGCGGCGCACCGTCCGCGATGGCATACACGCTGACATTGCCAAACAGTGCTTCACACACCGGTTGCTCAAACACCCCGTCAATGGTCTCGCGCATTTCGGCGTCCATATTTCGGAGCCAGTCAAACATTTCACGGGCGCTCATTTTTTCTACGTTATCGTCCCGCGCATCCTGCTTCTTTTTCAGCGCGTCAAACGCTGTGTAAAGCTTGTCTGCAAACGCCGGATCACTGGGATTAAAATACACCGTGCATTTGTCATTCAGGTTGTATTCCTGTACGCCGGTGGTGATTGTCAATTCCTTCATGTGTTCCCTCCAAAACAGGGGCGGTTGCCCGCCCCTTTATTCAGGCCGCAGTAAACTCAATAGCGCCGCTACTGCCCTTCTTTACAGTGCCCACAGTGCGGGTGCCGCCATAGGTGATCTCGCTGGTTATATTCAGGGTGCCGCCGCCCTCGCCGCCGATGCCGGTGATGGCAATAGCGCAAGCGTCGTAGCGCTCCGCAAACATCGCCTCGCCGCTGGTGGCGTAGAAGTGGCCGATCATCATGTCCTGATTTGCCAGCGCCTGGGCATCCTGGTCTTTGACGGCCAGGTTCCACATCTTCACCGCCGCAGCATCGCCCGCATCCAAGGGAATGGGGTCAAAGGTCTGCGTGATGGTGGGCTTTTTCATGGTCGTAAAGGTGTGGCCAAGAATGTCCTGCTTGGTGTCGGTGCTCCAGTCCATTTCCTCGCTGCTGTCCTCGACGCGCTTACCGATAGCGCTCCACACAGGCGCGGATGCGGTGCCGGTATTCAGGTACGCAATGAGCAGTTCGCGGTCAATGGTCTGACCCACGGTGGTGTTGAATTCCAAATCTGCCATTATACATTCACCTCGTAATTCAGTTTCATAAGGATTTGGTGATCTTCGTCCCCGTTTTCATACATGGCAAACAGGGAAGATCGCGTGGTCGGCTCCATGCTGATAACGCGCTTGTCATCGCCAATGTCGGGTTTCTGACCATTTGACCAATCCCCGATAGCGTTTAACAGTTCGTCAGCCTTGAGCCGTTTGTCGTTGCTGTTCCCCGGCTTTACTCGGTAGATTATTTTGAACTGATACTCCGCCACATAACCGCCGGTGATATATTTCCGCACGATGTAAGCCGCCTGAATGGTCGACATTGCCATAGCGGAAGTATCGGCGGGAAGAAACTCAAAGCGGATAAGGTCGACTGGCAGCTCCGGGTATGTGTTCAGCCACACAAGCAGCTTGCGCGACACCTGATCTTCTTCCGCTGCTGACACGGCCTTTTTAATCTTTTCCAAATTTCTTCACCGCCTTATCTGCCACCCGCACCCACTTCTCCATGTTCTGCGCTTTGGAAGCGTCAAACCAATGTGCCTGTGCCTGCGGATGCATTGTTGTGTTGAATACAAGATTTCGGTCTGTGACCACCTTGTGCCCGCCCTTTGGGGCGTATGTGCTGCCGGTCGCCGGGTCTACCATCACTTTTCCGTAGTACAGGAACCGGGCATATGGGCCGGGGTAAATGACCTCGTTGCCTACCACCCGCGTTCTCTGCGTCAGAGATCCTGTAAGCGCAGGCACAAAGGGGATGGTATCTTTCATCACCTGTTGCGCTAAAACGCTTTCAGCGCGGTCACAGGCCCTTGCAAGCTGCCGCTTTACCTCGTCCATGCCGGACACGTCAACAGAGAACTTGAGCGACATCTTATGCCCCTCCGACTTCCCAATGCTGCATATCCACGCTGCCAAAATCTTTCTCGTCCACTTTTGTCACGTTGTAGCAGCCGTCCTGTGCCATAGCCACATCCTCTTTGTCGGTGACAAACTCGCCTTTCACAAAGAAAGTCAGCCCGCCATTACCGTTCACAGACAGCGTCCACAGCCCGGACTTGTCCGACGCCGCAAGAAACGCCTGCGGGGGCGCGTAAGTTTTGGCCTTGCCTGTCGTTCCGTCCACCGCTTTCACGGAAAACGGAATGTACAGGTTTACTGCGTCCGCGCTCTCAAGTCCGCTTTCTCGGACGTTAACCGCTTTGCTGGCCTGCAGCATAACGCCGCGCAGGATGGTCACATACAGCTTTGTGATTTCCTCAAAGGTCGCCGGGTCAGTCTCTTGCACGGCGTTGTAGACCGTTATAGTGTGGGGCGCGTACAACCACAGCACCCCCCTCCACGATACAGCAGACCGGTATGCGCCAGATATTCGTTACATGTCGCCGCCAGCAGTTTCTTCGCACCGTCCGTAGCGCTTAATGCGGACGCGGCAGCTTCGCCGCCGCTGGCCAGCGTCCGGGAGTACCCGCCTACCGTTTCGCTTTTCACGTCATCGCCGGCCGCCGCGTTTGTCAGTTTGGTTGCGGCAAGCTGCTGCGCAGCTTCGATCAGCTGATACTTGTCCACAAGTGCACAGCAGCACATTTTTACAGCGTCCATATCAGCGTTATCTTTTGCCCGGTTCTGCGTGTAGTAATCGAGGAAGGAGCTGGCTCGTACAGCCAGACGCGGAAAATCTTCCTCGCTCACGGTGCCCAAATAGGTTCCGGAGTAATAGTCGTAATCAGCGTATGTCATGTGAGCCAGCTCCTTCCAAAACTGCGAGAATTTCAGCCTTTTTCATCGAACTGCTGACCCCTTCCACCCCGTTTTCATCGGCATACGCAAGCATTTCAGCTTTTGTCATGTCGGAGAAAGCCGGGGTGTCAGGGTCAGGCTCATTCAGCAGTTCAGTTAGCCCCCCACCGCCGGAGTGATGGAGCCGACCACCACGCCGTCGATACGCTCAGCGAAAAGAGCCATGCCGTTGATAACGGTGTCAGATGCGGTCATGTTGGTGTAATCGGGTTCCTCATGGATACCGATATAGCCAGTGGCATCAGTGGTGAAATCGAACACCTCGCCAAGGTCAGCGCCGTTCACAGGAATGTAGTACAGGACAATGTTGTCCTTGGCGGTGGCGTAAATCTTGCCCTTGGGAACGCTGGAATTGAGAATCACGGTGCCAAGGCCGAGGAAGTTCTCAACGTAAGTCATTCCGAACGCGGTCTGCAAGGTAATGTTTGCGCTTGCGAGGTAGTCAGCAACGTCCAGCGGGTTCAGGAAATACACCGCGCCGATCTCGTCATCCTCGAACAGCACCTGCAGCTGGCCCCATGCCTGAGCCAAGGCCGCCTGGAAGGTAGCACCGCTGGCCTTGCCAGTACCGGTTGCGAGGAAGGCAAAGAAATCCTTACGGATACCTTTCTGCACGTCCTTCAGCATTTCATCGGTGGTCATTTCGACGGCCTGATCGTAGCCGCGATCAGTGATTGCCTCGGCAGAGGTGGCCTTACGCCACTTCTTGAGCGTAATCTCCTTGTAGTTCACGGCTTCGGTCTTGTACTTGCTGAGGGGAATGGTCTCACCCTCAGCAACAGCGCCGTTCTCCAGCGTGCCAGTGGCCTTGTAGCTCTTGAGCACAGTGCCCGCCTGCTTGGAAATCTTTCGGGTAACGCCCAGAGCCTCCATCAGCTTCTTGATGGAATAGCCAAACATTTCGGTAAATTCAATTTCGCGCACACGCGCAAGGTCAGCTTTCTTAATGAGCTTAGGATCAGCAGCCATTTTTATTCTTCCTTTCTAAACAAATCCATATTTGCGGCGATTGCAGCGCGCCGCTCCGCTCTGTCAGTGATTTGCATGATCTCGTCCTTTGTCATCAGTTTCCCGCCACCGTTAAAGCGCGCGCCAGTGTCGACGCGAACGGTCTGCTTGGAGACAAGCCCCTTGTAAGTGCCGTCTACGAGTGCATCAAGAGACTTGGTGTCCTTGATTTTTTCGCCGTCCAGCTCCAATGCAGCCATTTCTTCGCCGCAGCCACGCATGGCAAGGTCGAGATTCGCGCCGGTGATGTTTTTGCTCTCAAAGTAAGCACGGACGGCCTTTTCCTTTGCCGCCTTGCTCTCCTTTGCCGTGATGTCGGTCTTAAAGGCTTCAAAGGCCGAGTGTTCCTTCTCGTACTTCTCCCTGTAACCGCCATCGCCTGCTGCCTTGAGGTCGTCCAATTCCTTCTGGGCTCTGGGCAGATTCTCCGCGTCCGCCTTGTACTTCGTGAGATCGTCCTTGAGGGGGTCGACAACGCCCAGATGCAGCGCAACTAAGCGATTTTCGATCTCTTCGGTGCAAGCGTCGCCGAGAATATTCCTGATTTCCGCTCTCGTAAATTTCGCCATGTTATTCGTTCTCCTTTTCCTTGGCCCCAATTCTTCGGGGGCGAACGTTGTATAAAAACCGCTATGCTTCGCGGTGTTTACCTGTTCTAAATTGCGTTTGCCATTTCCCACGCCTTGTGGATTTTTGCCCCTTGCCACGCGATCCAATCGACAAGCTCCTCGTTTTTGCACCATGCCCCTTCAAAAGAAAGCACGCTATCCGAAAGACCGCTTTCGCTGAAAAATGCGTGTACAATTTCATGCCGTAGCGTTTGCTTTTGAGCTTCTTTTGCCGTTTCTACTGGCTCGTTTTCCCACCCCTTATAGGTTGTCATGTCGCAAATTACGATTTGCTTCAAAAGGTAGTCGCAATATCCGTCAATGCTCCTGCGCTCAAACGCCTCATCGTCGCTGTACTTTTTAACGACAATTTCGTAATCTGTGCCTAAAATGGTGACTTTGCTGTTAGCCATGCATTCCCTCTCGAAAGAAAAAGAGCCAACCTGTAAGAAATCCTTACAAGTTGGCTCCTATTGCCCTTTCCCGCGCCCTATTGCGCGGAAGTGCTGTATTTGATTGTTTTCTTGACCTCTAAAACGATGTACCCGCCACCCTTGCGTCTGATTTCCACATCGTTTCCGCGCTTCAAAATTGCATCGATTGCCTTTTTGACTTCTTCCCAGTTCAATACAGCACCTTCATCCTTTCCCGCTGCTCCGGCAGCCCCGCCGCCTTGCTGAACGCTTTGTACTTTGCGTTCAGTCGTCGTAGTTTGATATTTACTGCCTGTTCTTCGTCTGTCAGCCCTGCGGCGCTGTACGCTGTTTTCTCGCGCTTGAGCTTGCGTATGGTGCGCTCCACTTTTCGCTGTTCCTGCGTGGCCTCGTATGCCGTATAGGTCTTGCCCTCAAACGTACAGCCCAAACCATCGTCGATATGCTCAAGCTGTTCGTCAGTGTATGTGCGCTCACTTACGCCCTCAACCCAGGGGAAGCGGCGGTGGCGGCAGTTGGCTCCTTCCAGACCATCCACAGCACCCAGACCGCAAACCTCGTAGATGTTCGGGTAAATGTCTCCGCTGCGGGTGGAATACACTTTGCCCTGCCACTCCTTGTGCGATGACCACGGCGACCGCCCTGGTACATCACGCGCCCCGGCGTGGGCAGACACTTCATAATACGGCGTCTCCAGGTATTCCGCCGCTTGCTCCGTGTACTTACTGCACAACTGTGACACGCCAGTCATTACGGCACGGCGGGCAGCTACGTCTACATGGTCACGGTGTCCGCTCTCATAGTCCACCACGCGCAGGCCGCCGCTTGCAAGCTCCCTAACGGCGTCTTTGATGGCTTGCCCATAAGAAATAGCCCCGCTTTCTACTTTCAACGTAGCCGCGTCTAACGCCCACTGGTAAGCCTTTGCCGGGGGGAGCATTGTGCGCCCCGCGTCTACCAAAAAGCCCATTGATGCGGTGATGTTGCGAAACACGTCCTGCGTCTGCCGTCTGATTGCGTCAATGGTGGTCGCATTCACCAGCACGTCAGGCTGTGTTACACGGGCAAGGTCTATGACCTCGGTGTAATACTTTTGGTTGCGCTTCACCACATCGTCTATCAGCTCATTCAGCCTTTTTTCGCTGATGCCGGTGGTCTGGCGTATGGCCTTTTCAATCTCTTTCAGATCGATGCCATGTGCCCGCAGCGCCTTGATGTCCTGCACCGTAATTTCGTTCAGCTCATCCCGCAGCTTGAGCCGGGAGCATATCTCCATCAGAAGTGCGTCCTCAAGCCCACGGTACAGCTCTGCCAGTTCTTCCGGTATGGCATCCAGCAGTTCAGGGGAGAATGGATACTTGCTCATCTTACATGGACCAAAACTACCCAATTGGGGTTTTCATCTGTGCCAATGTTTACCCAAAAAGTACCGGCGGTTTCTCCATAGCGCATTACTCCACCTCCTGTTGCTGCTCCGTGGTCATGTCCTGCATCTTCGGTAGCGCCGCCTTTGCGGTCGTCTCGTCCTCGTTCATCCACTTCATGCGGAACTCCCAGTCATTCATGATGCCAGCGCTGAGAAGCTGCATATCGCGGGAAAAGTCGGTCTGCTTGTCCTCAATGATGCTGTCATCAAAGTCGATGGAGATTTCGACTTCCTCATTAAGTCCGGCGTCCATGTAGCGATTGCCCAAGCGAAGTAGGATGCGACACAGCTCCGTAATCGCTTGCTCGAGCAAAATTTCATGCTTCTTGATCGTGCGGAACATGGTGCTATTCTCGCTGATGACCTGTGTAGCCGTGGCAATGCTTGTCTGATCGAATTTGTAATGATTCTCGCCAAAGCCGCATTTGCTCGACAATACGTTGAGCATATCTTGCATACCGGTGTTAAACTCTGCTGTGCGCAGCGTCATATCGACCTGCTGCAAAATGTTTCCATCAGATGCGCGATCTTCCGGTAGAACGTAGTAAACCGTTTCGCGCTTATCAAAGACCGGCCTACCATTGATGTCCTTGGTTGCTTCCGGCTGTACCACGATGCGCTTTTTCCCCAGCACAAACTCATTCACATAACTATCGTATGTAATATCAACGCTTTTGAGCTGGTCGATGGCGGAAGCGAACACTGCAACGCCCATAGGGTTATCTTCATCAGAGTTTGCAATGTTCAGGCGGTCAATGACAAACTGCGGCTTGCCGCTTCCTGTGCGGACAACAGGGGGGATTGCTTCAAAGCCCCGCACACTTGTTAGCGGCACTTCCTCCGCGTCGTACAGGTGGTTTTCAATGTCGTATTCGCCGCCGTTCAGCCGATGCACCTGAATGTAGGTGTATTCCGCATCATCAACTCGTTTTGTCCATGCGAAAGCGCACTCACGAATAATGCCATTATCCCACGTCAGCGGGTAAATATTTGCAGCGGTTACATAGTTGATATGAATTCTTCCGGGGTTAGCAATCTCTGCTGTATCAGGGTCAACGCTCATATTCTCCATGATTGGAACATAAGCAACTGTACCAACAGCGGATTTTCGTTCCTGTAATTCATTGGATTTGACTTTCCAATTATTATCAGCAAGAATCGCATCTACAAATTCCTGCTCCTTCTTCCCCTCAAGCGTGATATTTACGCGCTCATTCATCAGCAGGTTCGCCCAGTCCTCGCAGACTTTCTTGCCCATGTTGACGGAATATCTGTGGCATTCCAGTTCTTCGATGCCATTCCACACCGTATAGCTATGGAAGTCTTTCACATCGCCGTCATACCACGATTTCCACACATTAATCAGCGAGTAAAACTTACTATCGACCGTATTAAAGCCCAATTCTTTCAATGCTCTGCGAATATTCACTCTTTCACCGTCCCATCATGTGACCGGCACGTTCCAGGTCTTTGTAATAAGGTTCAATGCTGTACTCAAATGCGTCCAAACTATCAATATCGGACGTCCCATCGTCAAGGCGCTCGTCCTCAAACTTATCAGGATCATAAATCGCGGTTTGCAGTGCATCGATCAGATGGGGGCAGTTGCGCGAAACCTTAAAACGCCCCTGCTTCATCAGCAGCACCACGAGCCTGATTCTATCTGTGATTTGCAGTTTCATTGCGTTCTTTACCTGCGTCCCGAGGTGCATTTTCTGCGCGGTATGATCTAACCCGCGAATCAGCACCGTTTCCGCGCTGTCTGCCCGCGTCTGGCTATATCCGTACTTTGCCGTAACCATTTGAGTAAACGTAGCAAAGCGCCTATTCAATGCGTCAGGGTCAATCTCTTCGGTTTTGATGTATTCTTCTTCCAGCGCGACCACACGATAATCTTTTGTAATTCCGGTCGCCTGAAACTTCGTTGCGGACTTTGTCCCGCCAAAGTCAACGCCAATGGAAATAACAGCGAATTTCGTTTCCTGTTCTTCCACCCATTTCAAAGGATCATCGATCAAATACTTTTCGGTGTTGTTTGCAAAGTCTTTGTAGACAACCCCCTCTGCCGCCACCCACAAACCGCGAACATATCGATCATAAAAGATACCGGCGTACATATTCGCGTAGCGCTCAAGCGTTCTTGCACTCAAACCGGGGTTGTCGGTCATCTCGAAGTGCAGATACAGCGTGTTCCGTTCTCGGTGTCGCTTAATCCACTCCTGATAAAACCAATGATGCGGACTTCCAGGGTTACATGAAAACCACAGCTTTGCACCGTCCACAGAACAACGTGCAAGCGCCTGTTCCACGAACGAGCGCGGCATCAGCACCACTTCGTCCAGCAGCACACCCGCCAGCGTGCGGCCTTGAATCAGCGTATAGCTGGCCTCGTCCTTGCCGCCAAACACTTCAAAGTAATTCGTAACGGCTCCGCGCCGCACTTCCATTACCTTGTCCCCGCGCCGCCAGCGGATAATATAGCGTTCTTTCGCAAGGCTCATCGCCGTAAACGGCACGATGATGTTCTTGGTGCAGCTGTCAACCGTGCGGCCACACACGCCGAAGCGCTGACCGCTGAAATTCTCCATCGCCCAGCGGACGAATGCCCACATCATGATGGAAGTCTTGCCGGAACGCACAGCGCCATCGCAGATCAGCGCGTCATACTTGGAATATGGAAAGGCGAGGATTTTTGCTTGTTTTTGGCTAATCATCGCTCTCAAGCTCCTTTGCCATTTCCTTTAAGCTCTGGCTGAGCGCGTCTTCCTTTACCGTGTCGGCAGGGCTGCCGCCAATCATCGCCCACTTGTCGATCAGCGTCCCCATCGCCGTTGTAATTTGGCTAAGGTTTGCCGCCGCCAGCTTCTCCGGGTCGTTGAGCATTTCAAGTCCCTTGCCGATAAACGAACACACAAGGTTTTTGTGGTCGTTCATGTATTCCATCACATCGGCGGTGTTCTCTTCCTTTTTTTGCTCACACTTTTTCACAATGTCGGCATTCGCCCGCACAAGGTTCTTGACGGTCGTTGCTGACACGCCGTTGATTTTTGCTGTGCCGCAATAGTTGTTCGTCTGCACATAGTCCGCCAGTATTTTCTTTTTCTGTCGGTCTGTCAGACGCGCAGCCATGTTATCACCTCGCTTTGTCTGACGCACCGGCCTCCCACCACTGGCCTTTGTCATTGGCACGTCTGTACCCGGCTTTCGCCTCACCTGAATCCATTAAGCATTGTCCGGGCGCTACCCGGCCTCTGGTGCAGACGGTTGGGCTTGAACCAACGACCGGAACCCGACATTTGCCTTGCTCCGCTCTATCCTACTGAGCTACGTCTGCATGTTGTTCCCTCCGGGCGGAGCCGAAGCCCCGCCCATCAGGAAAAGAAGGGGGAAAAGAAAAAGAATGGAGATGCAGAGTTTGCCCCTGCACCCCCACGTTATCACATCTTTTTTTGTTGTTGCATTTCGTTGTGCAACATCACCTAATTTCTGCGTTTACATACGGCGCATACTCTTCTTTTATCGCACATTCTTTCAGCGGGCAGTAACAGCAGTTTTTAGCAAAAGGGCACTCGCGCCGTTCTGCTCTGGATATACAGCGAGATACAGTGGATGTGCTTACGCCAAAATGCCGCGCAATCGTGCTCATGCGCCAGCCGCACTCAAAGTATAGTCTCAAGTATTCGACCGTCTGCTCTTTCACCCTACCACCTCCTCCGGGAAGAACGTCTCCCGCACCCCGCCACACTCCGCCACGATGTACCGCCCCTTCGGATGCGCATACACCACTATGCCCTTGCGTATAGGGAATTTCTTTTCTTCGCACCCCTTACCGGGGAATAAGTCTGGCATCGTCATAAACCGCGCCCGGATCACATCACCCTTCTGCATCTGCCCCGTCCTTTCGTTCGCCGTAGGAGCAGAAGTCGTCCGGCTTGCGGCTTTGCCACGCCTCTGGATGTACGTTGCCGTTCGAGTAGATTTTCAGGCATACGCCCAGATCGTAATGCTTGCAGTTCTTGCACCGCACCACGACCTCTGCGTAACCTGCCAATCGTCCTAATGCCCTTTCGCACTTGCTGCAAAGCACCATGTCATCTCTGGTTTTAGCAAACCATTCTCCGCACGCTTTACAATCTGGCATCGCTGTCACCTCCGTCCATCTTCGCCCCGCAGGAAGTCCTCATCACATACGCCACGCAGTTCTCAGGGTCATTCCCACAAAGACATGGCGCATATACGCACAAATCACAAATTGTAAACATATCAGTTAGTGTCATCCCCGGCCCTCCTGTTCCACGCTTCGGTTGCTTTTGCTTCCAGAGTTTTGTCCGTCGTAGCCCAGTCGGGAAGCTGAGCGCAGCGCGTCCACGGGTCATTCATAACGCGACCACCAACAGCGCCACCACGTGCGTGGCAGGTGTTGCATCGGACAGAGTAGGTGTGCATTTCTACGCGCATATCAAGACCATTCCACCCGGCAAGCCTCGACTTTCGTTCTATCTTGAGTTTTGTGCCGCCGCAAAACGGGCATGGTTTTAATTCAGCCATCCTTCATCGCCTCCAGTGTTTTTTCCGCCTCCTCGCGGGTGAGAAATGTGGTTTTGCCCAATTCTTCCGAAGCATACGGAAGATTTGGAATTGTGTCTATATACCATCGGCTGGTAAGCTCCCTGTACACCATATTCGCCACGCGATGCACCACCACTCCCGAAGGGGATGCGCGGTATAAGACATCGCCTATCTTGCACGGCCGCACCACCAGCCGACCGTCTTTGTCAGCCTCCGCCAGCTCTCGCAGTCGGGTATAGCCGCCTCCTATGCTATTCAACGCCGCCATCATTGTGCTCCACTCTCCATGCATACTGTGGACTTCTCCCGGCGTCAGCCCCGTGTCCTCGTAGGCTTTCAGCCGCTCCCACACTTTACGCTGGGAGCACGCGCCGTTATACTGGCACGGCAGCTCCCGGCATTGCACGATGTCGCAGAAGTTCCCATCAAATGTCAGTCGTTCCATCACTCCACCTCTTAACATCCAGCCCCAACACCATAATTGGGGTCGTTGGTCATCCTTGCAATTTCGTCTGCCGTCAGCGTTCGATTGATCACGGCGTATGTAACCGTCGTTTCAATCCTGTGCGGACACATTACGCATTCGCAGCGGTTAAGGCTACTTGTTGTGTTCTGACGGAATGGGCAGAGATGATTAAAACAGTCCATCACTCCACCTCCCATTTCAGTTCGTCATACAGCTCACTGAATCGCTTGTTCCACTTCCTAAGTCCGAAGAAACAGTACACGCTCAACGCGATCCACAAACCGCTGGCGATGTTTTGCAACAGATTTTCCATCACTCCACCTCCTCATCCGCATATCTCTGATACCACAATGGCAATTATTGCCGCTACGTAAACCGCGGCAAAAACTGCAAAGACAGTGCAGCTCCGTTTCTTATACATCGTGTATATGGCGGTAATAAGCAGCGCAATACAGTACACGCCGAGCAAGGCATAGAACCAGCCCACTACTCTACCTCCTGCATCCAGAACTCGCGGCGGCACTCGTAGCAAGTTATCGGAGCGGCATCTTTTTTCCTCGGGCACACGTTGTCTCCATAGACATCTGCTGGGCAGGCGTACAATACACTTTGACTATCAATCCTTGCACAAGGATAGTTGCCCAGAAACACGCTCTGTCGCGTCTTGCCCGGATGTGCAGCAGACCATTCCTCAACAGCACCAACAACTCGTTCTGCATCTACACTAATGTATCCACCACACAACTGTCCCTCCATAGGACAACCGGTGCACCCTTTGTAGGCTTCGCACATTTTTTTCCTTGCTTTCAGAAACTTCACAGCGTCCATCACATATCCCTCCATTTGCACCCGTCACACGCTCCCTCGTGTGCGTGTTTGTACTTCCCGCAGTATTGGCATAGCTCGTTGATAAGGGCTTTCCGGTCTGCCGCCAGCTTCTCGTTTGCGGCCATCAAGCTACTATTGGCACCATCCAACTGCGAAATGCTGTCGTAATGCTCCTTGAGTTCTTCCCGTGTTTTCAGCAGCTCCGCATTGCTCATTATCAGGTCGCCTTGCAGCTTTGCGATCTCCTCCGGCGTGTATCCGGTATCCTCGTAGGCGGCGAGCCGGTGTGCCGCAGAAACGTAATCATGTTCTTTCACCCATACGTCATCTTCGCCCCAGCGTTCAGTAAGTCTTTCCATATTCTTCCTACTTCACCGCCACAGCCTTTGTCAGCTGTGCCATTCCCTGCGTTATGTCCTCTATCTGCTTATCCCGCCGTGCAATGGCGTCCTTCAGGCTGTCGTTGGCTTTCATCAGTGCCTCGATGTGCCGCTGCTGGTTCTCGATCAGGTCAGCGGCGTATCCCATCGCTTCCCCGATACATTTCTCGTCGTCTACGGCAAAAGTTTCAGTGTATGGGCATCCTTCGCAACCGTCTCCCCCGCAGCACCGCAGCGCGGTCACGATCTCGTCTCTTGTCATAGCACCCAATCCTCCTTTCGTACTTGGAAAGCGTCGCCCAGTTGCATGGTGTCCGGGTAATTGTGCTGTGTGGTCTGTACGGCGTATTTGTCGATCTCGGTTGCATAGTATGTTGTAACATTCACACCCATCTTTTCCAATGCAATATGCCCGCAGCTCATACCGTCGTACATAGAAAGCACTTCCACCGGCTCCTCCGTCAGCCCGGTAAAATGGCTCATAATGTGGGCAATCACATCCACGGTCCAGCCGTTGCCCAGCATTTTGTAGGCTTGGCTGGGGCTTACGGGGAAAACGTAGGTCTCCGGCACCGTTTGGAGGCGCATACACTCGCGGACCGTCAGCTTGCGGATGATGTAGCAGCCGTCCCTCAGCTTGATAGGGTACTCTTGCCCTTTGACCGTGATCATTCCGTCGCGCACCTGATAGATCGGCGCGTCCAGGGTCCCGCAGTATTCGTAAAAATCGCACGAGGTCGTCAGGCAATTCGTCTTGTCCTTCATGGCCCGGCCCCGCCGCGTCTTGCTCTGCGGCATGGCAAGGTCCACACACTCGCCCGGCTGAATGACTGTGTACCCCAGCTTCGTCGCCTCGTTCACCTGCATGGGAGGAGTGATTGGCGTTGCATAAAGGCCCGTCTTGGCACCCAGCCCTCCGCCGTTGCCGCAGAGCGTCACGCTCTTTCCGTCCGGCGAATAGACGCGGTACTGCTGGCTGTCATGGTCCGGGTTCTTCGCGTCATTCTCGATGGTGCCGATGCGTACCGGCTCGGCTATGCAGTCATATTGTTGCTTTGCTGGGTTCGGATTGTTTATCCTCGGTACAAGGTTGTTTTCGAGATTTCCCATGTGCGCGTCAACGGTTCGTGACTTTCCGTTTTTCGTTCCATTGACGATTATCGGCTCGACCAGCACATTATATGGGACGCCCTTGTGGGTGTTCGCCGTCACGCAAGCGCTCTTGTCCTTGGTGGCGTCGTGAAAATAATCGAAGTCGAAATGATTGCGCCCGTCCTTGGTCTCGCGCACCATGTATTCCATCTCTTTTTCAGTCAGCGGCTTAATGGCAACAGGCTCCGCCACGGCGTTCCGCTGTCTGCGTGCAATAGCGTCTTCCGCCGTAGCGCCGTGTCCTGTTTGAAGCGCGTAGCCTTTCTCGCGCAGCGGGAAGCCAGTCTCCAAAATGTCCCGAAGCAGGATGCCCCGGTCCGCTGGCAGCTCGACCGGCACCTGGCTGTATGTACCGTCGGGGTTTCGCTTTCCGGCCCAGTAGAGCCGTTGGCGGTTCTGCGCGCTCACCAGCGCGGAGTTGATAAGCACGGGTTCCACGCCCAGCTCCGCCGTGATCTGCGCCCGGATTGCGGAGGACATGGATTTGTTATTCTCATAGAGGAAATAGTCCGGCTGGTACTTGTCCCGCGCGATGCGGTAATTCAGAAACAACTCCCAGCCGACGCCGCTGGCCTCGGTTTCGCGGTTCTTGGTCTGTGCGATACTCCAATGTGTGCAGGGGCTTCCGCCGATCAGTATTTTCATTCCATCAATCTCCAAACACCACGCCGCACTCGTCCTTCAGCACGTCCTTGATGTGCTTGCGCTTGATGCGGCCCTCGTTGATCTCCTCTGCCAGCTTCTCCAGGCACTCGTACAGATACGCGATGCTGTGGGTGTCCCGGCTGTCCGCTGTCTCCTCAAAGACGTGCCAGCCGCATTTATCCATCAGTACCATTGCCACCATGTCCATGTTCTCCCGTGTGCCTTGCAGCTTGCCACTCATGAAAATGCGGTCGTCCCTGCTCAAATGCTGTTTACCCATTTGTCACCACATCCTTACCTGTGCCGTGTGGGCCGCAAATCGTTCCTCCTGCTTTTCGTAGTATTCCCGGTCAATCTCGCAGCCCACGAAGTCAAAGCCGAGGTTATACGCGGCAATACGGCTTGAGCCGCTGCCGAGGTGCGTGTCGAGGATTTTGTCCCCCCTCCTTGCGAAGCGCGTCAATATCCACTCGTACAGCTCCACGGGCTTTTGCGTGGGGTGAATTTTTCCTTTGTAGTTTCCATAAATTGGGACTTCCGCAACAAACGAAACCGTTGATAGATTATCCGATAGCGAAGCAATCTCGCACTGCGAATACCTATCTGCACCACGAACCCCTTTATCCCATGATATGAACCCCTTGAACGGACGTCCGAAATTATTTGCCCCGAAAATAATTTGAGAATTGCTACACCTTTCCAATTCCGCAAAATACCCGTCTGTTGGAACCCCTGCAAGAAACAATCCTTTGCAACTCATGCTGTCCCGCATCCATTTTGTCGGGGCTTTGTTTTCGTCCCTGTATGGTGGGTCTACGATGGCAAGGTCAAACGCCTTATCCGGCAGCGTCCGCATATACTCCATGCAATCTACGTTCAATGCGATTTGTTGTTTCACGCTTCACACCTCCCGGATAGCAAACCCGTACCTACTGCGGAACAGCTTTGCTTTCATGGAAAACACCCTATACGCAGCACTACTCGGATCTTTATACCCCTTCACGTCCTCCACCACCGGCAACCAGTACCTTTGGCCATAGCTGTCGGGAGCCGTTCTGCGCTCGTACACGAAATCCGCAATGTAGTCGATACTTTTCACACGTTCGCCATCACACGTCGTGTACGCCTCTTGCAAGCAGTACCGCACCTGCAATTTCAGCCCACGTATCTCCCCGGTCTTCTGCAGCAGCATCAAAGCGTCGTATCGCTCCGCCTCCTTCTTGCTGTCAAAGGTCCGCTTCCCGCGCTTGGTCTTCTGCGCCTTGTACTTCCCCGGTTTCCGCATCTTCTCCATGACCTGCTTTTGTGCCGCCGGGGACAGCCGCGCCAGATCGTTACTCATCAGGCCCATTCAGTTTCCCTCTTTTCTCCAGCCCTCGTTTGTTCATCGTGTACCGCAGCCTTGCGGTCTGCTTCTTCTGCTCGCCGCAGCGGTCGCAGGTTCCGGGTCCCCAGATATACGGGTCGGGGGCAAATATGTACTCCAGCCACATAGCCCGCACACAGTCGGCGCACAGCCTGCCGGACGCGATCTCCCATGCGCCGTCGTTCATGGCTTCGCCCCCCTGATGTACTTGCCCATCCAGGCATCACGCACGCCGTCGTTCTTGCCGACCGGCGCAGCAAGGGCATGTCCCCATCGTTCCCACTTCTCAGCATTTCGGCAAGCCGCTTTCCAGTCTTTCATGGGGGTCTTGCCAACCATCCAGCCCTTCGCTTCGTAGAAGTCGATAAAGCCCTGCGGATCTACCGCCGAATGGCGTTCAGCCACGTAGGACTGAACCTCTGCCAGTGTGGGTGGGGTAAAGCGCTTCGCGCGCGCGCTCCCACCGTCAGGTGGGAATAAGTCTTTGTCTTTGTCTTCTTTCTTTGTCTTAGTAGGCTTGGGATCATTTGCGTTTGCTTCGGTTTGCTTGATTTTGCTTGAACTTGCTTGCGTTTGCTTGCCGCCTTTCGCCCCGTTCCTTGATCGTTCAGCAGTAAGCTCATCGTCCCTGTCCAGCATCGTCCGGAACACCGGAAACAGTATGCTTTCCGCGCCATCCAACTCCGGCGGGATGCCTGTTCTTGCGTACTCCAGAATGGCGATAAACAAACGTCCACGCTCTGCATCTGTCAACGCCGCTGTCTGTTCTATCCAGTCATAGTAGGCTTTCACATAGCACTTGCCCATCGACCCCACTCCTCCTGCATCTTGCCCATTCACGCCACCCCCCTTAGAACGGCAGCAGCGAACAGAGGTCTTCATCCTCGTCTATCTCCGCGAACTGGCTCTTGCCGTCCGTCCGGGGCGTCATACCGTGCCCGTCCTCGTTCTTGCCGCAGAAGTGGACACGATCAACTGTCATCTCCGTCACACTGCGGTCATTGCCGTTCTTGTCCTGGTATTCGCGGGTGGACAGCTTGCCCTCCAGAAGGATTTCCTTGCCCTTGTACCAGTATTTGCAGATCAGCTCTGCCGTGCCCTGCCACGCCACGCAGCTCAGGAACAGCTTCGTCTCCCTGTCCTTCACCGTCTCGCTCCACGCCACGCGGAAGCTGCACACTGCCGTACCGTTGTTGGTTCTCCGCATCTCAGGATCCGCACAGAGCCGTCCCTGCAAAATCGTTCTGTTTACCATGTCAAATCTCCTTACAAATATGATTTCCCAAATTCTCTTCGGAAGTCCTCTTCCGTCCAGCCCTGCTCCTGCATGGCCTTTAGCTGGCCGTACCGCCGCAGCCTGCGCATTTGTTCGCCGCTGCGGTGTACTGCCGTCTTTCCGTTCCTGTGACACCTGTTGCCGCACAGGTACACAACAAGGCCGTATTTCTCGCTCTTCTTGCGGTTCGCACCCCCCAGAAGATGATGCTTCTCTAACGGATCGCTTGGGTCATTCCTGCCGCACAGGAAGCACCGCTTGTCCTCCATTGCTTACCACCGTCCCGTCCCATTCGTATTCCGGGCAGCTGTGTATGGCGTAGCTGTTCATGCAGTACTTGCCGCCGCCACTTCCGTGAAATTTTACCGTTGGCGTGGCGTCCCATCCGGGCACCGGCTCCGGGTTCTTCTTCGTCCAGCTGCAATCGCCGTAGCACTTCTTGCATGTCCAGCAGGGCTGTGTGTGGTTTCATGCGATCACCTCTCCCCACCGGCTCACCAGCGCTTCCAGCTCTGTCGGCGTCATCGTCTCAATCCCAACAGCCTTGCAGTCCTGCACGATGGCGTCTATCAACCGCGACATCTGCTCCGTGTCGTAGGTGCTACTGCCGTACCATACTGTCACGGCCACGCAGCCCTTCAGCTTGCTGGGGAACGTCTCTGCCATCCAGCCGATCCCGTTCCTCTCCCATGCCCTGCAAAACGGCTCTGCCGCCTTTTCCCGCAGGCAAAGCACTTCGCTCACGCCGCCGATGTTCCGTATCTCCTGCCGGTAAACCTCCTGCTTGGAGATGCCGTAGTGCGCCGCCAGCCTGTCCAGCAGCACCCAGCAATAAGCGTTGGCATCCAGGCTCCGGCCTTTGCCCTTGATAGTCACGTTGTACTCCTTGTCAGGCTTCATGGCGTCGCACACGTCCATCGCGGTCTGCGGCGACTTCACACGAAGCGCCAGCCACGCGCCATCACTGTCCTGCTGCCACCGTGCGCCATCGACTGTCACCTGCTGCATAATTCTTCCTCCTTCGGCCAATGCCCTGTGCTTAGGCATTTTGCCAAATACCTGAGGCGAGGTAGGTAACACCCCTCGACCCACTCCGCGTCATAATCAACATTGTGCTGTGTCAACCTGTTTTCGTCTATTGGCAGGAAAAAATTAAACAATTCGTCTTCTGTAACGCGGTATGCCACGATCCTGCAAAATTTTCTCTTTCGGAACACTCCGCATCCGCTGGCAAACATCTCCACCTGACACTGCTGCCAATACGCTTTCGTAACCTTGAACACAAGTTTGCTGTGCGTTTTCACTTCGGTAATAAGTTGTCTGCTTTCCCCATCATAGTTCACGCGCAAACGTAGCGAACGAATGCGTACCTGCCTGTCTCGTTTCTTTACACGCAGCGCATCAAGTATCTTGTGCTCGTAAGCCGTGCCACACTGCATTGCCGGCGTAATAAACCTGTCCTTCCTGACCCCCAGCTTCACCAGCCACCATCTTCGAAACGTATCTGTATTCCAGTTACCCATGATGGTGGCGGTGTCGCTTGCGCCAAACCACCCGCTTCTGTCGTGGTTTCGTATCATAGCTTACTCACAGCCTTTTCAAGCGCGTCCAGCTTTGCAAAATAGCCCATCAACTGCACAAGCTGTTTTTCGTTGATCCCAAGGCCCCGAAGCAGGTCGTTGTGGTCAAGCCCGTTTCGTTCTTTCATGGTAATTAGCCTTTCCAGTCTCTCCTTTATGGCAAAGATACTGTGACGGCTCAAATCGTCCTCCCCATCGTCTCCGTCACCTTCTGCCCAAAGGTCAAACCCAAGTCCGGTGCGAACGGCAACGCCCTTAACGAAAGCTCTCGCCAGCGCGTTGTTTATGCGAAGCTGGTTCAACGTATCCTCATATACCACAAGGGATCCGTTCAACAGGGGCATGTCGTAGGAAAACTCCAAATCGTCAATGTGGATTTCAACGGACACAAACCAGCATTCTGTAGTCCTTCCTTTACTGGTAGTAATTTTTGCCTGCGGCCAAAGGTATGTATTTGTTTCCGGGCACCTCCGAGGGGCATACCACACGCTGGATGCTCCGTTTTCGTGGAGCAACTTGGCGCACTTTGCCCAGCTCAAATAAGGGACCTTGATAACATTACCCTTCTCGTCTTTCGCGTCGCGTAAATCGCAAAACGGCTTTACATCCACCTGTATCAACTCGTCAAAAGATTTCAGCATTATTCTTCCGCCTTTCCCACATACTCACTGCCGCAATACGGGCATCGGTATTCTGTCATTTCCTCACCGAACTCGCCGTCCGGATAATGTTTATAGGTACACATGGCGGGGTCTTCAAACTCCGCACCACAATCATCGCAGATGTACAAAACGCCGGTGTCTATGCGCTCCCACCTTTTCTTTTTAACTCGCATCATACCGGTCTCCCAGCCGCTTTCAGCACGTCCCGCATAGGCTTCCGCGCCTTGAGGATAGACATGGCCCGCGCCGTCTCCCGCCTGTATTGCCGCCACAGGTCGCTCAACTCGTCGCTCTGGTAGTACCCGTCACCGTCGTTGCAGATCATCAAGCCCTGCTTCTTTGCCTCGGCCACGGCCTTTCGCATCTTCCGGTCAGTGGTGTGCAGCGCCGCCGCCAGATCATCACGGCTTATGGCGTTCCTACGCCCCTTGGGAATCAGACAGGCGATCCGCTCCGTCTCCGCCGTCCGCTGGGGAATGTCGGCTTTCTCGTCCTCGCCGAACAGATATGCCCTGCTTGTCCGCAGTGCCGCCTCCAGTGCTGTCATGACCTCCTCTGTGGGCAGGCACGCGCCGTTTTCAAACCGGCTCACCATGCTCACGTCCATCCGTGGGTCTGCCAGCTTCAGAATGCCGCTGACCGCCTCCTGCGTCAGCCCCAGCTCCAGCCGCCTCTCTTTTAATCGGTTCATCACTGCACCTCCGACCACTGGCCGTCCTTAACGGTGTACCACACGCCTGGTTTCAGCGTTTCACCATCCACAATGCCAGCCAAAATAGTAGAAATATCACCATTGGCATTTCTCTCAACACACACAATAGCGTTTCCAAGATCACCCATTACGCGGCCATAAAAGCCGGTGGTCATGGCCACGCAGTCTTTACCGGTGGCGGATGCTGCGCCCCTCTCGCCGGTGGCGGATGCTGCGCCCCTCTCGC